AGATGAGGCAGCAGAATAATGGCAACAACAACAGCACTGAGCAACACAGTATCAGTAACAATTAACTCGGTTGATCTATCTGACCAAGTAACCAGCGCAACCATCAACCAACAATTTGACGAACTTGAAACAACCGCAATGGGCGCAACCGCGCACTCATTTGTTAAGGGCTTGGAATCCAGCACAATCACTTTGGACTTCTTGAACTCTTATGCAGCAAGTGAAGTGTATGCAACCCTACAAGCTGCATACGGCACGGTTGTTACTTGCGTATTGAAGCCAACCACAGCAGCAGTAAGCGCAACGAACCCCAGTTTTACTGCATCGATTTTGGTAAACAACCTCACCCCGATAAATGGTGCAGTTGGCGATTTATCAACTCAATCAATTACATTTACCTGCGTGAGCACAGTAGCAATCGCAACTTCATAACAACTAAGCAAAGGGGCTAGGCAATGGCTAAGTTAAAGATCACACGCACCACTGGTGAGGTTCAGGAGTTTGAGATCACACCAATAATTGAATATGCGTTTGAACAGAACAAAAAGAAAGGCATTCACAAAGCCTTTGCAGATGATCAGATGCAATCGGATGTTTACTGGTTGTGTTGGGAAGCCATCCGGCGATCCGGCGAATCAGTACCGATATTTGGTGAGAAGTTCTTGGAAACGCTAAAGGCAGTTGAGGTATTAGATAGCGACCCTTTAGGGGATTGAGTGGCAAAGACTCACTCACCTATTTGGTCGCAAATCTAAGTGTTGAAACTGGGATCGCTCCCAGTGAGTTCATCGGGATGGATCCGGTGATGCTCAAGATGATATTACGAGTGCTAGAGGAAAGGGCGAAGGCAATAAAAGATGCAAGCCGCCAATCTCCAAGGACTCAACGCCGCTATTAAGAATATCCGGCGCATCTCACCTGACTTACTCAAAGAGATGAACCGCGAAATAAAAATCTTAACCAAAGAGATGGTTAGCGATGCCAAAGGATATGCACCGCGCACCGTGCCTGCTGGTTTGAGTCATTGGGCGGATTCCGGCCGCCAATGGTCAGCCTTTGATGGATCTGAAATTGTCAAAGGCATTAAGGTCAGCACAGCCCGTAACAAAATTGGCAATAAAGGCTGGTCATCTCAGGTCAAACTTCTTAACGCATCCGCAGCTGGTGCAATTTATGAAACAGCAGGCCGAAAGAATCCAACCGGTCAGCCTTGGGTGGGGCCAAATAGTGGGGGCGGAAAACGCTATTCACATTCACGCAATCCAAAAGCCGGTCAGCAATTTATTGATGCAATTGAAAGAGATTCAGGGTTAACAGTGCGAGGACCTAAACAAGGGCGCATTATCAATCGCGCATTTGATGACAACAAGGCAGAGATAGTGCCAGCAGTGACCAGTGCGATTTTCAGAGCAACCGAGAAGTTTAACGCACTGCCAAAGGGGGTACGCAATGGCTAGAGGCAATGCTTATGGCATTCCGTTAATTATCACTGCCAATACTGCTGGTGCAACTAAGGCTCACAAATCATTAAAAGGTTTGATCAAAGACACTAAATCATTTGGACTTACTAGCAAATTAAGCATTGGCGCAGCTAGTGTTGCACTTACCGCTTACACAAAGAAATCAATTGCCGCTGCATTGGCAGATCAAAAAGCGCAAAAAAGCCTTGGTCAAACACTTAAAAACTTAGGTTTGCAATATCAAACTGCCGGTGTAACGAAATACATAGATAATCTGCAACGGGCAACAGGTGTATCTGAGGATGAACTCAGGCCAGCATTTCAAAAACTTGTATTGGTGCTTGGTGATGTGGGCAAAGCACAAAGTGCACTATCACTTGCAATGGACATATCAGCGGGCACTGGCAAGGATCTCAGTGCAGTTTCAATGGCATTGGCTAAAGGATACTCAGGACAAACAACAGCCCTTAGCAGACTTGGTGCAGGCTTAGATAAGGCATTGCTTAAATCCGGTGATATGGAAGCGATCACGGCGCAACTTTCAAAACTCTTTCAAGGGCAAGCGTTAACAGCTGCAAAAACTTATGCAGGGCAAATGGCCATTTTGTCAGTATCAGCCAAAGAGGCAAGTGAAACTATTGGATTTGCCCTTATTAACTCAATTGTTGATTTAGGTGGCCAAGATGGTGTTAAAACTTTAGCCTCACAAATGGAAGCAACAGCGACAGCCACCGCCGAAGTTATTGCCGGTTTAACAACTTTGTACGCAAAATTAAATGTTTTTCCAATTCTTGGAAAAATTGCTGGTGGCACATCAATACTTTCAACAATAGTGGGTGCGTTGCGATCAGTTGGCCGCAAATCCAACGCAGCAAAAGCAGCAAAAACTGATGCAAACTCATTTGATCGTGGCCTTAATAATCGAGCAGTGGATCTGGCAACTAAAATTGTGGCAAAGAAAAAAGAAGCTGCAAAAATAGATAAAGCAGCGGCAGCAAACACTAAATTGCAAGGTATGTTTGATATGGATGCCATCCAAATTGCTGCTGCACTCAAGGGCAAGATCAGCGAATTAGACCGTAAGAGCCTAGAGGCAATGCAAGCCTTAAAAACTGAGGATAAAAATGACGATATTAAAGCATTAGAAAATCTTGAACAGGCCAAGATTGCAGCTGATGCAGCAGACCGTGCACGCAAGATCAAAGCATTGCAAGACACCATCTCATTCAACAAAGCGGCATTAGATGATTGGCAAGCCAATTTTGACAAGATGAATAGCAATGCAACCAAAATGCTTGGGCTAAGTGCAGCGGCTTACAGCGTTGGTGCACCAGGCTCAACTCAACAAACAGGCCTTCAACAAGCGCAAACTGATTTATTTAAGGGCACTTTGCCAGACTTGAGTTATTTGACTTTTGACCTTGCAGCACTTGGAGCAGCTAATGCCCAAATGGATGCAGGTATTGCCGCACAACAAGCAGCCAATGTAACCGTGAACCTTCAAGGTGGGATAAATATCGGCAGCACACTTGAGTTCTATCAAACGGTTCAAGCAGCAGTGCAAGAGGCAACCCGTAACGGTTGGAGCCTTGCCGGAACCGCAACCGGATGAGCCTTCCCGCCATTGCCGTAGTCATTAACTTCTCAAGCGGCCCGTCATTTGGTCAGGCAATGATTATTGGCACTGGTGTGCTTGGCGTAAATATCTTGGCTGATAGTGCAACTGTCACTGCAAATGTTTCCAGCACAGTGCAAGCAGTAAATATCTCCCGAGGTCGTAACGCTCTGAGCGATGTATTTCAGACCGGCACTTGCAGTGTTGTGATTGCCGATGAAACGGGAGCATTTAATCCAAATAACACGGCAAGCCCTTATTACGGTTTAATTCAACCTTTGCGCAAGATCACCATTACTGCCACAGATCCGGCCACCGGCATTGTGTGGGCAATGTTTGCGGGTTACACCACCGGATTTAATTACCAGCAAAGCCGATATGTTGGAGAAGTATCAACCACAACAATCACAGCAGTTGATGGATTTAGACTTGCAAACCTCGCACAACTTACAACGGTGGCAGGATCAGCAGCAGGCAACCTATCCGGTACACGAATCACACAAATACTTGATGCGATTGCTTGGCCTAATTCAATGCGGGACATTGATGCAGGGCAGACTACGGTGCAGGCAAACCCCACGACTAACGCAACGGCCCTTGCCAAACTTCAGCAAGTTACGGATTCAGAGTACGGCAGCCTTTATATTGATGCCTCGGGCAATATGGTGTTTCAGGATCGCTTATTCACTGAGTCAAGTGTCGCAGCTACACCAACGGTGTTTGCAGACAATGGCACGGGTATCCCATATAGCCAAATTAAATGGTTGTTTGATGATACGCAAGTTTACAATTCTGCCAGTATCACGCGTATCGGAGGCACTGCACAAACGGCTGAGAATGCCAGCAGCATTGCCCTTTATTTCAAACATTCATACAACCGTACTGATTTGATTATGGAAACCGATGCAGTGGCATTGCAATATGCGCAGGCTTATGTTGCAAGCCGTCAGGCAACAACAATTAGGTGCGATGCAATCAGTCTTGATCTCAACACGACCAGTACCGCCGGTGTGACAGCTGCATTGCAGTTGGACTACTTTGACCCGATCACCGTAAAGAGCACGCAACCGGCAGCAACGGGAACCAGTACCTTAGACAAAACCTTGCAAATCTTTGGTGTATCTCACGCCGTTACGCCAAACACTTGGGTTACGACCTTCACAACTCTTGAACCGATCATTGACGCATTCATTATTGGGTCAAGTCAATACGGGATTCTTGGCACTTCGGTACTATCATACTAACCACAAAGGAGCAATAGATGGCAACAGGATTTCCAGCAGCTACAGGTGATGTGCTTAGTGCTGCAATGTTTAACGGGCTAGTGAGTTACACAATCAACACGCAATCCGGTGCAACTTACACACTTGCAACGGCTGACCAGTATCAAGCACTTGTCATTACTTCAAATGCCTCAACCAAGACCGTAAGCATTCCGACAAATGCAACTTTGGCATATGCCACAGGCACGGCAATTACGATTCTTAACACGGGCGCAGGATTGCTTACGATCAACGCCGTAACACCAGGCACAACCACAGTAACCAGTGCCGGTGCAACCAGTGCCAGCCCTACGGTTGCGCAATATAAAGCAGCAGTTTGCATCAAAACTGGCACAGATACTTGGACAGTTGTTGGAGCAGTTGCATAATGATCGGCAATATTGTTTCTGCAATCACAGGTCCACCATTACCAGGAAGTCCATCAACAGTTGAGTATTTGGTTATTGCAGGTGGTGGAGGCGCTGCAAACTCAGGCGCCGGTGGTGGAGGCGGTGCAGGTGGTTATTTAACCTCTGCAAGTTTTGCAGTTACAGGTGGGGTTGCATTATCAGTAACTATTGGCGGATCAGGCGCAGGTGTTACTGGTAATAATTACGGTGGAGATGGTGGTAATTCAACATTTAGCACCATAACTGCCACAGGCGGTGGTGGTGGTGGTACTTCGGGAACCGGTACGGGTAATGGTCGCACAGGTGGTAGCGGTGGTGGTGGTTCTTACACTGGTATTGGCGGTATTGCAACAGTAAGCCCAAGTCAAGGTAATTCTGGTGGTACTGGCGGAGGCCCTAATACTTATGCGCAAGCCGGAGGCGGTGGAGGTGCAGGAGCTGCAGGCGCTTCGGCTACTTCTACAGTCGGCGGCGCTGGTGGTAATGGTTTGTCAAGTTCAATAAATGGAACGGCAACAACTAGAGCAGGTGGTGGAGGTGGAGCGGTCGATTATCGAACTTCCGCACCAGCAACACAGGGTGCCGGTGGTACTGGCGGAGGCGGTAATGCAGCTGCAGGTTCAGGCGGTAATGGCACAATCAACACGGGTAGTGGCGGTGGAGGATCTGGTTACAACGGAGGATTTGGCACTGGTGGTTCCGGTGGCTCTGGCATTGTAATAATTGCCTACCCTGATAGTTTTAAGGCTGCAACACTTTCAGGTTTGACATATACGACCCCTACTCGCGCAGGCTATCGGGTCTATCAAATTACCGCTAGCAGCGCAGGAACGATTACTTTCTAATGGCACATCACGCAAAAATAGAAAACGGAATTGTTACCACAATAATTGTTACTTGCGATGCAGATGAGGATACTTTTGCAGATCGTATGCTTGCCGAAACCGGCGAACAATGGGTTCGTACCAGTTACAACGGGCGCATAAGATTTAACTACGCGATCATTGGCGGCAGTTATGATGCTAAGGCTGATGCCTTCATTGCACCTGATCCAAAATGCCACCCTGAAAGAATGTTAAACCCTGAAAATTACCAATGGAATTGCAGCAATGCCGACCACTCTAAAGAGTGATAACGGTTGGCCAGCCAGTAAAGATCCTGCTGAGATTGGCATCAAGTCTTATTTGATCAAGGGCACTGATATAAAGATCAGATGTGCTAAAAAGGCAGGTCCATTGTTGGCAGGATTTGCAGCTGAATTCAACGAGAAAATTGAGCCAATTGATCACGGCGCACTTGATGATTGGGGCTATTGCTTTCGGATGATTAGAGGCCGTGAGGATCGCTTGAGCAATCACAGCAGTGGCACGGCCATTGACCTCAACGCATCTGAACATCCACTTGGTGCAGAGCACACATTCGCGGAGGGCAAAGCTGCATTAATTATTGAGTTGTGCGCCAAATATGGATTGAATTGGGGCGGTACTTATCGCAACCGCAAAGATGAAATGCATTTTGAAATTTGCCTGACCCCTAAACAGGCAACGGAGCGCATCAACGCTCTGGGATTGGAGCACTAAATGGCAGTACAAATAAAAGCAGCTTGCGGAACCTACATCCGTGCGTTGCTGACCATCTTGCTTACCTTGATGGCCACAATCGGAGGATCACCGCTGGACTTCACCAGCGCGGATTGGCGATTACTTGCCAATGGACTTTGGGCATCTCTTTTGCCGGTCATTATGCGTGCCTTGAGCACTGCCGATGACAAATACGGTAGAGCACCAAAAGAGTAAAGCCCGACACGCAGGGGTGGATGTTGCGCAATGTCTGCCCCTAGTGTCACACTAAATACACGGACTAGGAAAGGACTAGAAAAATGGCAGCAAACACCGCATTTGCAGTAATGGTGGCAATGTACATAGCAATTTGTTTTGGATGCGTACTTCTTGGCTACGCAATAGGCCACAGAGATGGCAAGCACATAGGTTACAAACGAGGCCGTGCAATTGGCTACACCAAGGCCAAGCAAGATTGGAACCTATCTAATGGCATTTAACTTAGATGATTACCAACCAGTTGATGAGCGTATTGCCCTATTTTGGGTGAAATATCCTGAAGGTCGCATTGATACCGATTTGGTGTTCAACGATGGCAAGTCTTTTATTATCAAAGCCACTGCCTATCGTAATGACGGCACGATTATTGCCACAGATTACGCCCAAGAGATCATTGCAACTCACGGTGTAAACGCCAATTTTGCCCTTGAGAATGGATGCACCAGTGCAATTGGCCGAGTGTTGGCCACCGCTGGATTCCAAGCCAAGATTGGCAAACGCCCAAGCCGTGAGGAGATGGCAAAGGTGCAAAGAGTTGCAGCTGGTGAACCCGTGCCAAACGATGATCTTTGGAACAAACCAGCAGATCCAGATGTAGCAACCGCAATGCAAGTATTGAGTGCAATTGCTACACCGATTGAGCGTGAGCCAAATGAGCGTGCGCACCCTTGCAAGCACGGCACTAGAGCCCATAAGAGTGGAACCAGTGCAGCGGGCAAGAAGTGGGAAGGTTATTTCTGCGAGGCAACGCCTAAGAGCCAACAGTGCGCTCCAGTGGGGATGGATGGCAAAGAGTGGGTGAAGCGTGGGTGATTTAGAGATTTATTTCCCAGATAAAACAGCCTTGCACTTCACTAGCAATGGCGTAAGTGATCACGATTCTGAAATCTGCGATGGATGCAATACTCGACAATTCATCACTGGTGGAATTATGAGTGACCAGATATTTGTTTGCGCCAAGTGCCGAGTGATTGACCGCAATGAATGAATTGCAGTTATTTACTTACCTAAAGAGCCGCTACATCCCTGATCTATTGATGAACCCTGATCCAGTTGCACGCTTTGATTGTGAAAGTGAGCAGCTAGAGGTTTACATAGAACTTAAGAGCCGCCAAACTCATTATGATGAATTGATGATTGAGCGCGACAAGTATCACGCAGTAACGCAAAAGGCTTGGAACAATGGCAAGACCGCGCTCTACATTTGCTCAACACCAAAGGGCATTTGGTCATTTAACCTTAACAAACTCACAATGCCTGCTTGGTATTACTTTGATGGATTGCCAGCCACCACAGAGTTTGCCAACACTGACACGATCACCAAAGTGGTGGGATTCCTGCATATTGGTAGAGGCAAGCGGATCGGTGCGTATGGAGCAAACAATGCTTGATGGCATTCGCTACTTCAAATGCCGAGGAGTATGCAAGGACACTGCCCCGTTCAGCACCTACAGTGGCATATATGACCTGCCAGAGGGCTTGAGTATGATCCAATGCCTTAACTGCCTATTTGTTACAGTAGCAATGGATGAGAGTGCGCTACGGCCACCGAAAGAGGCTAACAAATGACACACGATGAATTGCTCGAACTATTAAAAATCGAGGCTACATCAGCTGCATTTAGAATGGATAGAAACGCTTGGCTTACCCTTTGTGATGTTGTGGAATTGCATAAACCTTACAAAGTCAATAATGTTTACTTGTGTGATGCCGAGCCACTTGCATATCCTTGCCCAACCATCCAAGCCATTGAAAAAAAATTGATTTGATGGACAGCACAATCAGCCGATGCACTGGGTGTGGGATGTGGCTGGATGCGACACACCGAGATTGCCCCACTTGCATATTGTGGTCAAGTCGTAGGGTGTAACATCTTGCATCCAACTCAGCTGCGTGAGTCTAAACAGCAGGGCGCACTGATTGTGCGTTGTAGCCCGTTAGAGGGGCAACCTCTGGCCTGCCCTAATCAACGGCCATTCCTCCAATGGG